GGGCGGCGGGGCCCAGACGGCGCGGGACGCCGGTACCGGGGCCGCGCAGCAGCGCACCTACACCGTGGAGCGGGGAGACACCCTCTGGGGCATCTCCCAAAAGTTCTACGGGGACGGCAGCCTGTACGGCCGGGTGGCGGCGGCCAACAGCGCCACCGTGAAAAACCCGGACCTGATCTATCCCGGCCAGGTGCTGGAGCTCCCGCCCAGGGACGAGCTCCCGGCGGCCATGCCGCCCAGCACCAGCCGGAAGATCGCGAAGGAGACGAAGACCACCTATGATCCGGCGGCCAACGTGTGGAAGATGCAGCTCAAAAAAGAGCAGGCCGCCATGCACCGCTGAAGGGAGGCAGAGGCATGGACTACGAGCTCCTGCTGACTGCCCCCGGGGCGGGCACCAGAGACGTGACAGAGCTGGTCCAGACGGTGAGCTGGTCCGGGTCGGACAAGCAGACGGCCCGTGAGCTGTCGGCCTCCCTGGCCGTCCCACGGGACGGGAGCGTGGAGCCGCCGGCGCTGGTGGAGGGCGCGTCCCTGACCTTCCGGCGAGAGGGCAGAGCCCTTTTCACCGGGCCGCTGGTGTCGGCCACCACCGGCACCGACTCATCCGTGGTGGATCTGTCCGCCCTGGACAATGGCCGCTTCCTGGTGGGCAACGAGGGGTGGTACCAGTTCAAGGCCGTGGCCCCGGAGGCGGCGGCTGCTGCCGTGTGCGGGGACTTCGGCATCCCCGTGGCGTCCCTGGCCCCGGGCGGGGCCACGGTGAGCCGGAAATTCCCCGGCGAGGCCCTGGACAAGATCGTGAGGACCATGTACGCCCTGGCGGCCGCCCAGACCGGCAAGCGGTACCTGGTGCGCTTCACCGGGGAGGGGGCGCTGGAGGTGGTGGAGAAGCCTACCTCGGCCACCCTGACGATCAAGTCCACCATGGGCGTCACCAACACGTGGGACATCTCCAAGCTCCAGAACAGCGTGGCCATCCGCACCGACACCGGGGCTCTGGTCCGCCGAGTGGAGGACGGGGCGTCCATAGGGCTCAACGGCCGGCTGGAGCACGTCATCATCCAGAGAAGCGGGGAGGACGCCGGAGCGGAGGCCCAGGCGTGGCTGGAAGACCACGGCCTTCAGCAGTCCCTCACTGTAGAGACCATGGGGGACCCACGGCTGATCTCGGGCAACGCGGTGATCCTGCGGGACACCGGGGCCGGGGCCAGCGGGCTCTTCTGGATCGAGAGCGATACCCACACCTGGAAGAACAAGCAGTATTTCACCAAGCTGAAGCTGAACTTTAGGGACCTGGCAGACACGACGAACGCGGGGAGTGAGCTATGAACACCTTTGAGGAGAACGCCGGGCGGATCGCCCGGAGCATGGAGCGGGCCGCCCAGAGGACGGCCCCGCCGTCCCCCTTCCTGATTGGGGAGGTGCTGTCGCCGGAGCCGCTGCGTGTCCGGGCGGGTGGCCTGGACCTGGACGCCGAGGCCCTGCGGATCAACGAGGCGCTGCTCAAGGGCTACCGGCCCAAGTTGGTGGGCACTCTGATGAGCCTCATCCCCAAGGACGAGGTGACCACAGAGGTCAAGAAGGACGACCTTGAGCGGGGCGAGCACGCCTTGAAAAAGGGTGACCGTGTGGTGGTGCTGACCGAGGACTTCCAGACCTATTACATCCTTTGCAAGGTGGTGGAGACATGAATCTGTTCCCCATGTTCGCCGCGCCGGCGGCCAGCCAGCGGGCCGACCTGCCCCTCTACACCGACGTGGCCATGGATTACGACGCCATGGAGCCGCGTTGGGAGAGCGGTGAGCCGGTCATCGTCACCGGGCTGGAGGCGGTGAAGAGCTGGGCGGTGCGGGCGATCCTCACGGCCCGATACCGCTGGCCCATCTTCGACTGGTCCTACGGCTGCGAGCTGGAGGCCCTGGTGGGCCAGCCGTATCTGGCTGAGACCAAGCGGAGCGAGGCCAGCCGCTACCTCCGGGAGGCCCTGCTGATGTCTCCCTACATCACCGCGGCGCAGGTGACGGAGGTTCGCCTCGACGGCTCCACCCTTCACGCCACGGTGGAGCTGACCACCGTATACGGAAAGGGGCACATCTATGTTTGAAGACAGGACCACAGAGAAGATCAAGGCCGAGACTCTGGCGGAGATCGATCCCGCCTCTGGGCTCTCCACCATGGCCGGCAGCTTCGCCGACGCGGTGGTGGGCCCCACCGCCCGGAGGGCCAGCGAGATCTACCAGGCCCTGCCCGCCGTGGTATCCATGCTCTTCGTGGATGAGACCAGCGGCGGCTTTCTGGATCTGGTGGGGCGGGATTATCACAACCTGGCCCGCCGGGAGGGCACCCGCGCCAAATGCGCCATGGAGCTCACCGGGCAGCCGGGCACGGAAGTCCCCGGCGGAACCGTGTTCCTCACCGCCACCGGCCTGCGCTTTGCCACCCTGGACCCCGTCGCCATCGGCGCGGACGGACAGGCGGTATGTCAGCTGGAGGCCCAGGACGTGGGCGCGGCCTACAACATCCAGGCCGGCGCCATCACCTCCATGTGGGTGAACATCTCAGGCCTGAAGAGCTACCGCAACGCCCAGGCCGCCGGCGGCACCGACACGGAGAGCGACGCGCAGCTCTATGAGCGCATCGACGCGGCCCGGAAGTTCCCCGCCACCAGCGGGAACGGCTGGGACTTCCGCCGCTGGGCCCTGGAGGTGGAGGGCGTGGGCGAGGCCAAGGTGGTGGAGCTGGCGAAAGGACCCGGCACGGTGGGGCTGACGCTGGCGGACAGCACCTATGCCCCCGCGTCCCCGGAAATGGTGGAGGCCGTGCTGGCCAATGTCATGGCCAGAAAGCAAATCGGCGCCGCCCCGACGGTGGAGGCGGCCAAGGGGCTGGAGATCGCGGTGGCGGCTGCGGTGACCGTCTCGGGCACCTCCCTGGACGAGGTGGAGCGGCAGCTCGCCGCCGGGGTGGGGGACTATCTCAAGACCCTGATCGGGAGCAAGTACGGGAAGATCTACTACGGGCCGGACGGGGATCTGCCCTACAGCCTGGTGTACAACCGGGTGCTGGCCATCCTGCTGACCATCCCGGGGGTGGAGAACTTTTCCGCCCTCACCGTCAACGGTGGGACGGCGGACGTGTCCATCCAGGCGGACACCATCCCGGTGCTGGGGGAGGTGACGGTCACATGACCCCCACCGAGCTGCTTTTGCCGGAGCTGTACCGGAGGACGCCGGAGGACGCGGAGCTGCAGCGGGTGCTCGCCTGGATGATGGCCCGGGTGGAACAGGACAAGGACTTCACCCTGGAGCAGCTCTTCCCGTCCACCGCCAGCGGCTGGGGCCTGGAGCTGTGGGAGCGGGCCTGGGGCATCCCCCTCGACCGCACCCAGAGCGACCAGCAGCGCCGGGCCAGGATCCTGGCCAAGGTCAAGGGCACCGGGACCACCACGCTGGAGGTCATCCGGGCGATCGCCCAGAGCTTTTCCCCCTACCGGGCCGAGGTGGTGGAGGAGGCGGAGTTGTATCGCTTCGTCGTCTGGTATCTGGGCACCGTCGGCGAGGTGGCGCACAAGGAGGACTTGATCGCCGCCGTCAACGAGCTCAAGCCGGCCCATCTGGATTGGGAGATCAAGTACAAGCAGACCCAAGACAGCCCCATCTATGTGGGAGCCTTCCCCCGGCAGGGGGACACCATGATCCTGTGGGAGGTGGACTGTAAACATGATACCTGAGATCAAACTGACCAGCGCGGGCGCGGCCCTGCTGGCCAAAGTGCCCGCCGGAGAGACGGTGCCCCTGTCCCGGTGGCAGTTCGGCACCGGGGCTCTGGCCCCGGGGGAGAGCATCGACCGGACGGCGCTGATCGCCCCGATAGACTATCTGGAGATCACATCCTTGGAGAACAAAGAGACCAGGTCCACTGTCCTGGGCCAGTTCACGAACCAGGGACGTGAGACATTTTCCTGGGAAGAACTGGGCCTTTTGGCTACGGACCCGGACGGAGGAGAGATTCTGTTCTGCTACGGGAACGCCTTCGGCTCCGGCGAGAAGATCCAGTCGGGCACCGAGCAGCTGCGGGAGTTCGTCTTCGGTACTGTGCTGGTATTTGACAGCGCGGAAAATGTGACTGCGGTGGTAGACCATGGCCTGGTCTTCATACCGCTGAGGGAAAAAGGCCAGCCGAGCGGCGTGGCCACCCTTGGCACTGATGGCAAGGTGCCCTCGGGCCAGCTCCCCGATATGGACTACGACCCCGCCGGGAGCGCGGCGGCGGTGCAGAATCTGCTGGCCGGGCACACCGCCAATCTGGATAATCCCCATCAGGTGAAGGCCAGCCAGATCCCATGCCTGCCGTGGGACAATGTGCTGGATGCTGTGTCGGACATCAACAACCAGCTTAATGCAACGGCGGAAACACAGTACAGATGGCAGAAATACAAATATGCATTACAGGAAGTCGCCACAAATGTTTCTGTCCATGTCTACTGCTACTACAGATCTCAAGGAGAGGTAGAGGAAGACTGGTCACTAAATGCGTATTATGCATCTAACGGAGCATATACGTTTGACGATACCACAGGTCTTGTTATTACTGGTACAAACGCAGTAGAGATAAGGAATAATTTGGATGCTATCAAGGGGAAGTATATCCTGATTAACAAAGCAAACGGACAAACTTCACCTGCGACGCCTGGCGTACCTTTGTACTATGTACCAATCACAGCGGACGTTAGATCTTCATCCAGCAGTGGAACGAACTGGTCGCGAAGAAACTATTATCTGGAAGGTATTACCCAGTATGCGATTGTAAAAACCGATGTTGAGAACCTGTACTCCGCTAGTGAAGACACCTATCCCAAAAACATATCACAGGGTGGTTACTACTACCAATACCTTGGAACAGAGTGGGGCTGTTGACAAAGTCCCTTATCGAAAAAGCAAATAGGTTTTTCTTGCTTGTTTGTTGTTATTTACTGTAAAATATATGCTATTTGATGAACTTTTTGCAAGGCCGTATTTTTGAAAACAGACTTTGTCAACAGCCCCAGAGTGGGCCTGTTGACAAAGTCCCTTATCGAAAAAGTAAATAGATTTTTCTTGCTTGTTTGTTGTTATTTGCTATCAAATATATGCTATTTGATAAACTTTTTGCAAGGCCATATTTTTGAAAACAGACTTTGTCAACAGCCCCAGAGTCTACCAAGGTTCTTCCACGCATTATTACAGGACAATATACCGGATCTGGTACTTATGGCGCGGAAGGCAAGAACAGTTTGACGTTCCCATTTGTACCGAAGCTGGTGATCATTCAGGGCGGAGATGCCTACACCCGAGGAATCCTTATATACCCTTCCACACACGCCTGTAC